TGTTGGGATACACGCCGATCTGGCTACGTACCTGCTCCTTAGCATTATCCACCAGCACTTCTACGTCAGCAGTAGGGCTGTTGAATTGGTCGGCTCCGCCATTGTAGGTGGAGAGGTTCAGCACGTTGTTTGTCTCGTACTGGGTAGTGTCAGTCACTTGAGCAGCAACTTGAACTTCCCAGGACTGCATGAGGCGGTTGGCGGCGTCCTTAGCAGCAAACTGACGAAGGTCAATTTGAGCAGCGCCGTTCTTAGCCTCAGCAGCGATCTCTTCGGCGATCTCCCAGCTAATCGCTTCCTGACGGAGAGCGAACGAGCGAGTTCCGAATTGATTCTGGATTTTCTGGATGTTAGTTCCAGGAGCACGGAGGAACGACTGAGCCGCAAAAGCCTCCTTGCCAAATACCAGGGTACGACCCGCACGAGTATTCATAGATACCGCGGGAGCGAAGAAGGTTGCTACGCCCTCAGCGTTCTTGTAGCCCTGAGCTAGTTGCGTAAGAATGGGGTCAATTACGCGGACCTGATCAAGATTCATCATGATGGTTTTTCTCCTTTAGGTATCTATATCAAGCAAGAGCCGCGCCAGCTTCGTTTCCGAGCTTGACACGAATGTATCCAACTGAACCCGCTCCGCTAGCGGCGGTTGTTTGGGCGTCAAGAGCACGTCCTACAACAATCTTGCCTGTTCCAGCAGCGCCGGTTACAGCCTGACCGCTAGCGTTAGCGAAGATAGGCGAATCAACGACAATAGTCTGAGAAACGGCAACTTGCACGATAACGATTCCTGAGGTCACGAGGGTAACAAGACCCTGGTAAGGGAATACGCCGGGCTTGTAAGGTGTGGTAGAAGGATTGAGTTGACCTTCGTACACCAGAGTTGAGTCGTCATTTACTTGATAGCCATTGGCGTTCAGTTCGCCTTGGCCATAGATGCGGTAGATGTTAACGCCAGCCGCGTAGCCGTTGGCGGAAGGGTACGCGCCGGAGCGAGTGATGAAGCGAGCGCCTTCGATACCATTGGTAAGAGCTGTAGAGTCGGTGACGGTTACAGTCTCAACATACTGGTGATCAAAAGACATGTAACGTGGATCGCTAGCCATGTGTTAATCTCCTTATGAGTTGGATAGGATGGCTTTCAGAGCGACAGTGTACTCAACGCCCTTTTGCTCCGAGTACTCCAGCGCCTGAGCGTGAAGTTCTGTGGTAGCAGGATCGTATACGTACCCATCGACTGTAGGCGTTGGGGTCTTTCTGCCCTTAGGAGCAGAATTAGGTGTTGCAAACTCTTCAAAGCTTACCATCGAGGGCAGATTGCCCAGAATGCCTCTGAAGAAGTCGAATTGTGAGGCTTTGCCTGTCTCGGAGAAGTTCACCGAGTTCTTATTATTGAGGGTTTCCATGAACCGGACTAGGTCGGTCTTAGACACGATCTGCCCAGTAAGTTTGCCCTCGCTATAGAGAGTCTCACAGAAATCAGAGATTTCCTTCTCTCTCATAAGCTTTTTCTGCCTGGCAAGTTCTTCCTCTAATTCGGCTACCCGGGCATGAAGGTTGTTCTGTCCCTGAACTCCCATAGCGCGCTCGCTATGATCCAGAGTTCCTGTAGCCTCTTTCGAAGCAGTCTCTTTCTTTTTCTTCTCTTCGTCAGTCTCTTCTTCGTAGGTTTTGCAACCCTCGCCGTTGTCAGCGACTTCTTCTTCTTCTTTTTCTTCTTTTTCTTCTTTTTCTTCTTTTTCTTCTTTAGTCTCTTCTTCTGCATAAACGGGCTTTCCTTTAGGCTCTTCAGCACCGCTCACATCTTCGCAAGGAGGGCTACCGGCATCGGAAGGCTTCTCGCCTTCTTTAACGGTCTCTCCCATGTCCTCAGAATCCTTCTCTTCTTTAGTGTCCTCTTCTTCATCTGGCTTTTTGCCCTCTTTTTTGGCTTCGATAGCCTTTTTAAGTCCTTCAGGCATCTCGCCGTAAGACATCCCATCTCCTTCCATCATGGAAGTAGCATCAGTTTTTAAAGCCAAAGCTTTAATTAGTTCTTCGATCTCGTACTCAGAAGCAAGTTTAGCGATCTTCTGATCGCTATCTTCCATATCGCCCGAGATGTCGTCAGTTTCCATACCCCCACCGTCTTGTGGAGCAGAAGCGCCCGGGTCGTCGGTTCCGGGGCTCATGGGATCGGCAGCGGGATCGGCAGCGGGATCGGCAGCCATGGGATCAGCAGAAGGATCTGCCGAGGGATCCATTGAGGGATCTTCGTCTGCATCTTCCTCTAGACCTAGGTCATCTGAGGAATCGGAATCATCAGCCATGCTCATGGCCGGATCCATATCCATATCGGACTCCATGCCGTAGTCCATGTCGTACTCGGCAGGAGCGCCCGTTTCGGAAATCTGGTTTCCGCTATCGTCGTATACGTTGGGCTTAGACTTTCCTTGCCCGCCAATATTGATATTGACAGTCATCCCGCCATTTTCGGCATGCTCGACAACCGAAGCAACCGAAGCGGAAGTTTCTGGTTTGGTTTTTTTCCTGGCCATAGTTTGGTTTTTTCCTAAATGTTCTTTAAACGAAATAGAAGACTCCCCTTTAGAGGGGGTGATTGTTATCGTTTCTCGCTCGGATGACTCCGAGAAAGCGGTGAGTCCCTTCACTGCCGGAATAGAAACCAGACCGAGATGGCGTAGTGACAGCTTACCGGGCGTAGGATTCGTTTCAGCCTCGGGTAAGTAGAATGAACTACTTACCTTTTTAAACACCCCATCTTTGATGAGTTGTTCGGCTTTAGGGGTAAGTTCCACCTTACCCCAAAGTTCTTTGCCCTTTCTCCAGACTTTACGTACCCAACCTAAAGCCGGAGTATCATCCTGCTGATCATGACCGATGATCAGAGGCGCCTCGTGGCGGACAGGGTCATAAGACCCTGCCAGTTGATCCAAATCAGCCTCTGTAAATACCAGCTTTTGGCCGGTAGAGGAGATTTGAGGACCGGCCCTAAACATCTCGATAAAAACAACCTTTTTGGGTTGCTGAGATGAAAGGGGTTCTTTAGAATTGAGCACAGGGTCTTTCATTTATCAGAATACGTTTGTTGCGCTTAGAACGGCACTAAATCTTTCTGAGTTTCTGGAGAAGGAGTCGCTCAGCTGGGCAACTTGACCCGCTGGTGTTCTGACGATTGTTACGAGCAGACGCTCGAGAGTCGGGCTTGTGGCCACGTAAACGTCAAGTCTTACAGAACCGTTTTCCAGGTCTGTTGCGCTGTTGTTGGCAGAAGAGCAAACAACTAGGTAGGCCTGCTCGGGTCTGGAGCCATAAAGTGCTCCTTGGCGGAAGAACTGACCAAGAACTTGAGAGGCGATGGATTTCACCCTGGCGTAAACCGTTCCGGCGGAATCGATCTGCTCAAATAGAATGTCGTCAAAGCTACGGCCCATAACGTCGATGAGAACGTTAAGGATGGCTCGTGTGTTTACAAACTTAAAGAGGGGGTTGGGGGATAGTGTTCTAGCACCCCATGCCACGATTCCTCTGTTTGGGAGAGAGCGAATTGGGTTAAGACCCAGAGCGTAGGTTACTTCCTGTTGCTGAGCAGAGATCTCGAATTTGAGCCCGAGTGCTCCGCGAAGCGGGTAGCGCGATCCTGCAGGGGGTTGCTGGAAGCCTTCGTTGATATACCTGGAGCATGCAATGCCAGCCACGTAGCTCGAAGGAGCAATGTAGCGGTCATTTAGGTTCTTGATGTATGGAGCGTAGTAAGCTGCATGGCCGAAAGGAACTCCAACGGTAGATTTAATACCGTCTAGTTCGTCTTGGACTTGAGTCAGAGAAATCTCGTCAAAACCGCAGTCGATGAGAGCAATATGTTGAGTTCCTACAATACCCTCAGTGGTTCCTAGTTTACCTTCAGCAGCTTTAACCAGAGTTTGGGTGATTTTGAGACGTTCCTGGCGAGCCTCGGCCTTATTAGCAAAGTCTCCGAATCCAACCTCATAAGCAAGAACTGTGTAGGCCTCAGGAGCCATGAGGAAGCCTGGGGCTAGAACACTTGAACCCATGCCCTGCTCAATGGCGTACATGAAGTCGTTAGCCTTAGCACTAGAAGTCAATTTGTAGGACTCGTAGCCGGGGTTTTGGCCCGTAGAAACCAGCTTGATTACGTTGCTATCGGTCGTGCCAAATCTATTTTTGCCGGGGTTTACGGGTGAAGAAACTCCGTTGTTGGAAGTAATCTTCACTCTCAGAATGTAATCGTGAGAGTAAAATCCGTTAGGGATAGATTTGTCCAGCGATACCGCCGTACCGGCTACAATTGTTACGTTGTTAGGAGTTACAGTGGCCAGAACGTTGCTGGAGACAGTTACCACACTGAATCTAATACCGTTTGCAACGATGGTATCTCCAGGGGCCACCTCGGTCAGGAATAGAGTCCCCGTCCCTGTAACAGTACCACCTGAAATAGCCACAGAACCTGTCAGGGCAATATCGGCCAATTCAGGACGGATATAGGGAGCACCTGCGTCTGATGTCAGAAGAGCAACCTTGTGTCCGTTGTTGGGAACGTGAGTTGTTCCTGTAACGTTAGTACCAGATGCAACGGCCTCGACAGTGTAATAACCGTCAAGCTCCTTCTCTACAAGAATGCTATTGATCTGACTAACTAATCCGGAAGTCAAGGTGTCAGGTGTGGCTCCATTAACGATGATTGCGCGGTCCTCACCGGCAATGTTAACATAAAAGACCTGGACGGAGTCGGGAAGGAAACCCGTACGAGTTGTAATACCACCTGTTGTGGAGATGGAGCCACTTGGAACTGCATCGCTTCCGCCGCTTTGGATTTCGGCAAAGGCAGTAGTGCTTAAATCATATCTCCAGTAAGAAGCATCGGCATCAGCCCACTTCAGGGGTGTAGTTGCGCCAGATGTTAGATCTTTGGAAAGAGCTACAATCTTGCTGTTTGGGATGACAGAAGCAGAGGCGTATACACTTTGGTCAATGAGAAAAGCCTTAATAATGCTAGATTGGTCAGTTGCGGGATTATAGGCAAGCTTGCGGACTGTTACATTGGCCCCAGGAGCTCCTGTGAAGTTAATAAAAGTACCACCGGATGAGGTAGCGAGCTGAATGGAATCGCCAGTCTTACCCACCACGTAATACACTGTGTTAAAACTCAAGTTCCCCAAAGTTCCAATCGAAGTACCTTCAAGTACAACTCTGTCAGTGTTGACAAGGCCAGTTGAGGAGTTTAGCGTAATTGTATCAGCAGTTGCGTTAAAATTAGCAACAGTTGCTGTGTAAGACGTTGAACTCGCCAGGAGAAAGGCACTGACTGAACTTCCCGATACGTGGAGGATAGGCTCTCCGGTCGCGATGTCTCTGGACACACAACGAAAATCCATCTCCTTCACCGACGTGTAGAGCTTAACAACAGTCTGGCTGTTAAGGTTTACCGGAGAGGCGTAAGTAGTATCGCTAAATTGATAAGCAACAAACCTATCCACTTCAGGAAGGCTTTTTGTATCCCTTGAGAAGATTCTGAATTTGCCAGCTAAAGCTTCAGAAGCGTCCTGCTCAATCTTGTAATAGTCAGAGAACCCATTACCGCTCCCGGCCAAGAACGCGTAAATATCGCGGGCGTTATCTACTTGATCGAGGGCAGTGGTTGTAATCACACTAATAATATCGCCATCAGCATCGGTTACTCCGATTGGAGTTCCGTAGTAACGGCCGTTAACCTTAATAGCAAACGCGTTATACCCAGCGCCTGCAGAAGAAACTCCAAGATCGATTACGGTCTCAGGAGTAGGAGATACGCGGGTGAAGTAAAGAATACCATTTACACCAACGTTGTCAAAAAAAGCGGTTACGGCGTCGTAGGACGCTAGGGCTCCTTTGTTTCCGACAGGAACGTCTCCGCCTACTTTCTCTACAAAGTCTGCCACTGAACCGATTTGAGTCGGCTTGTAGGGTTCTAGGAGCGAATAAGCGTCAAGAGCGTTGTCTCCGTAGTAATCTTCGGTAGGAGTTGTACCAAAAATGTACCCAACAGCATGTGTGGCTAGAGGCTGAGGTAGACCGCCTGTAGAAGCTTGGGTTACGAAAACGCCGGGCCGATTCAATGTCGCAGCATTGATTCTGATTGGATTGGCCATAGGGGATTTGAAGACACTAAATCTTTCACTACTATCCTTAAACAAGCGGCCGTTTTATAATTGTTTAGTCAATAGCATCTACTTTGTAGAGCTGGAAAAGTTCGTTCATGAGCCAGTCAGGACAAGAAACTGTCCCGCACCTTTTAAACTCTAGGATTTTCATAGATTTCCTGAGGATCTTATTAAAATCGTTGGTATCTACGTACCTAGAGTTAACGCTAATGAACGACTTTAGTTCAAATACGTCTTTTTTCAGGCATATTGAACAAAGTATGAGGATGAGGTTTAGTCTTTGGGAGTCTGTCATCAGGTTGGGGAGGGCACTGCTTCCACGGCTGCATTATGTATTTGTACC